AACTTTAATCGCGAAATGCTGTTCAACTCCACGTTTAAAGGCGATGAGTATCAAGCAATTATGATGGCAATGGATTACCTTGACAACAACTTTGGCATCATTAGCGTTGAGTTCAAAGCAAAGACTGGTAATGTATTCTTTTTGAAAAAATCGGAGGACAAGTAATGTCACATGAAGTAGAAACAATGGCTTATGCTGGGGAACTCCCTTGGCACGGTCTAGGTGAGAAAGTCTCTAATGACTTGAGTCCAGTTCAGATGATGCAGAAAGCTCGTGTTGACTGGTCGGTTAGCAAGCAGAACATGTATATCCTCGACGGTATTCATGTTCCCAATAAAATGGCGCTGTTGCGTGACGAAGACAATAAAGTGTTGGATATCGTCGGCAATGACTGGGAACCTGTACAGAACGAAGAAGCATTTAACTTTTTCAACGAGTATTGCGCCGCAGGTGACATGGAGATGCACACCGCTGGTTCTCTCAAGAACGGTCAGATCGTCTGGGTACTCGCCAAGATCAAGGAGTCGTTCGACGTCCTTCCTGGTGACCAGGTCGACAACTTTATGCTGTTCACCAACCCTCACATGTATGGTAAGTCGTTGAACGTTCGTATGACACCTATCCGAGTTGTTTGTAACAACACTCTGCAGATGTCCTTGAGCGCTACCTCTAAGAACGAGGTGACTTTAAATCATCGTCGTGAGTTTAATCCTGACATGGTTAAGGAGCAACTTGGTATCGCTCACCAGAAGTTTGAGCAGTACAAAGAGTTCGCTCAGTTCCTCGCTAAGAAGAAGGCGAAGACTGGTGACGTTATTCAGTTCTTCAACACCGTGTTCCCTCATGCTGGTTCTAAGGGACGTCAGGTTGCAACCTATGAGGATCTAAGCAACAACGCCAAGCAAGCGTATGACGTGCTTGAGACTCAACCTGGCGCTGACTATGCCATGGGTTCCTGGTGGAATGCGGTCAACGCAGTCACCTACTTAACTGACCACAAGTTGGGTCGCACCGCCGAGACGCGTCTGCAGTCCTCCTGGTTTGGTTATAACTCTGGGCGTAAGTTGATCGCCGTTAATAAAGCAATTGAATATGCGGAGGCAGCATAATGTACAGCAACCATAAACAGATCCCTTCTAAGTATCGTAGAATCATCCTTGACGAGACTCTCTCCAAGAGAGTCAGCAAGGTTCCCTTGTCAGTCTGTAATGACATTATTGAACGCGCGATCGAGGAAGAACAGGAGAACGAGACGCTCAAGAACTATCAGGTTGAGTTCATCAAGAACGGTAAACATGGTGTTGTGGAGGTCTCAGGACGTCAGCAGGCGCTCGTTGAATGCGATAAGATATTGGACTTTGGTGAGTGTAAAGACCCGTCAGTGGTCATTGCAGTTCGTCAGGCGAAGCGTTTGATCAATGGTTACGTTAAATGTCAGTGGATGTTTCCGGAACCACGAGATAAAATTCGATATGTATCAAGGACTTACGCATAGTTGCTTTCCTGAAATTTTTAGGGTAGAATATATCTCATGATTACGTTACAGTTTATTGGTCGTTTCCCCGAGCAGGATCGTTTGGAAGATTTTGCAAGTGATGTTATGAATCACTTTTTTCCTCGCGACCTCAAGAAGAATGTCTTAGTGGGCATTCAGATCGAGAAGAACCTCGAGGAGAACGACGCAGGAACATGTGTTGACTTTGGTGTTGAAGCAGGTCAACGCATGATCCACGTGAATCTTTCCCGCCGATTTATCGACGAGGAAGAAAACTTTGCTTATTCGGCAAAGGAAATCGCCACTACGTTGGCACATGAATTGGTACATGTGAAGCAGAACCTTAAAGGTGAACTGAACAACAAGTTGCTCAGCGCTACGCTCAAACCAGGAATTACGGAAGATTATTACTGCCGTATGCCTTGGGAAGCGGAAGCATTTGACCTTCAAGACTTTCTCGTTGATCTGTACTGGTAACTTAAATAATGGAGGACAGTAATGTCTCAATCTACTCGCGTTTTGAACGCTCTCATGGACGGTCAAGAACTGACCGCAAAGCAAATCTCTGCCCGTTTCGGTGCTAAGAACCCTCGTGCAGTGATCCAAAACATTCGTTTCGCAGGATATCCTGTATATCTGAACCAGCGAACGAACACTAAGGGTCAAACCAAAGGCTTCTATCGTCTTGGAACACCTTCCAAGTCAGTAATCGCCGCTGGTTACAAGGCTCTCGCTGCTTCCGCAGTATAAAATAAATACGGGGGACGCCAGTCCCCCTTTTTATTTGCAAATCAATAACTTACCTATGGTTTTCTTTTTGATGTTTGGCGGGTATAATATATGAAAATGATTAAGGAGAAAACAATGGACGAATCTGATATTTTTGACTATATCGTCGAGAAAGTCGACGAACTCGACAACAGCGATCTTGCTAAACTTGCTGACTATTCACTGCCGATTGACTGGTTTACTATGCCTCGCGGTCAAACTCGCGACTCTGTAGTTGATCAAATTGCCGTGGTCATCTACTCAAAGTATTTTGACTCTGGCGCAGCAGATGATTGGGGTCCCAACACTTATTCCGACTGGTATATTGACGGTGCCCTTGACGCTCAGCGAACTCGATCAGTTGACTTCGTTGAAGTTGGCGAGATGGTCATTCACTAATGCCCACCCTTTTCGAATCACTAAGACCTCTTACTCTTTGGTTGACTGACGAGCAACTGGTCCAAATGATTGAAAAGGGTGTTCTCATTAAAGAACGCGATTTGACATTGAACGACGTAAATGCTATAGTTAATCCTGGCGAGTCAATGAAAATCGGAAACACAGTTTGGACAGTGTACGACTTCGGTAGTATTGGACGAAAATCGCTACCGACTGCGGAGGACAATAAAACCGAAGTCGTATGTCCTACCTGTAATGGAACAGGAGTAATTAATGAACCGACTTAAAGTTGTTGATATGATTCACATGTCTGATGACATGATGGTCGACGTGCAGTATGCGGAGACTGACTTCCTAAGAATCTGGAACGAAATACACGACGCTGCGCACACCATCGCGCAATGTCATGAAGTCAAAACATCTACTGAAACATCAGTTTCGCTCGGAAGAACAGTTGAAGGTTTTCCGCGTGCTGATATATACCAGGGCAACAAAATCTTCAGAACTTTGTTTGCCACGTTGGACGAAACTAATCAAAAACATTCGCGACTTATCCCAGGAGAATTTTAATGAGTAAGCAAATTTGGAAGTTTGAGTTTGATATTGAAAATATGTGGCGGCAATATAGTGAGTTTGCTTTAACGCCTGCCTTGGTGATTTATCTTGACAATCATCATCCTACGTTTTATTGCATTTCGTTTCAGTGGTTTGGTTATAGAGTTGCAATAACTTATAATGCCTAAAGTCAAATCGCCTTGTATTGGAGTATGTGTTCTAGATCCTACCTGGAACGCATACTGCATTGGTTGTAAGAGATTCCTCAGAGAAGTTGAATACTGGGACTCATACACGGAAGCGGAAAAACAACAAATCGTTGATCGAATTAATTCACTAATGGAGGAGGATCCTGCTGACTATCCGAAGTATTGACATTATAAATAGATGAAACATTAAGGAAATTCTGATGACAATTTCGTTTAAAAATTTCTTAACTGAAGGCAAGTTAAAAGCAGAAGATTACGAAGCAGCAATTGTTCTTGGTTTCTATGAGATACAGGGCAAGAAGACAACTGCTTCTGCTTCTGGCATCTCTGACTCTGTTTACAAAACAGTTACTTCAAACCCTGCGGCAATGGAAGCAGGTAAAAAAATTGCCACCGCTCTGCTGAAAAAGTACCCGAAGTTAAAAGGCAAAAAAGCAGAACAGTATGGTCGCGCTAAAAGCGGATTGACACCATTTTGGAAATCTCATGGCGCTACTGATACAACCCCAAAGACCGATATCCTCATCGGCGGCATGAGAATCTCTCTCAAAATTGGAATGGCTCAACTTATGTCTGGCGGTAAGTCAGAATCAACTGCAACTTTTTATGCAGCAGTCAACGAGTCGTCCAACAAAATCACGAAAGACCCACAGTACCAAAAAGCAAAATCAATACTTGAAGATTTTGTAACAGCAACTGTTGCCCCAGGGCAACTCCGCCCACTGATCAAGTCAGGCGAAAACGAAGTTGTCAACAAAGGCGAAAAGGCGCACAAAGATGCGATGAAAGAACTCGGCGCGTTATTTGAAAATAATCGCGACTTCAAGATTGCCTTTGCTAGAGAAGCAATGTCTGGTTATCAAAAGTATGGAAGAACAAATCCTGCTGCGGCAGAGTGGATGCTTGTTGCCAATCATGACGGATCTGGGGTTCAGGTACACAGCGTAGAAGATGATGAATACTGCGCTCGAATCGCTGATAAGATGAAACTGCAGGCAAGGTTTAAAACTTCGTCAAGAAAACTCAAGGGAGTCAAAACTGGCGAATATAACTTTTGGTCTGTTATCTCGCTGATTGTCAACGCAATGGATGAGGATGTCGAGTACGGAACGTGGGAAGACATCAGCGAGGTTAATTTATCATCGCTCGTCAGAAAAATTAAAACAAAAATGTCTGGCGTTGCTGGAAAAGTAGCAGGAATATTTAAAACTGGGGTGAGAAAGGCATTGTCTTTCATGGGAGTTACGCCTCAGGTTACAACGAGAAGACAGATTAAATTCTGATGGCACAGTTAGGGTTTCTTTATGAGGAAAATGTTGCGAGCAGTTTACAGAAGGTTGGTTGGGTCAAACCAAATTACGTTCCTGCAGGTGCATCCTCTGACAGACCTGACCTTGATTTGTTTGTTTCTAACCGCGAATATGGTTGCGAGTTAAAAAAAGATTTGGCATCTGCTGGTTCTCTGGTCATACATCACCTTGGAAAGAAAAAGTATGACTTTGGTGAAACTGACGGAAATAAAGAAAAGGAGTTTTTGAAGGGTTTAGGTGAACAAGCAGGCGTAATGCAGGCAATTAAAAGAAAGTGGAAAGCAGAACCTTTTATACAGAAAGAGAGAGATAATAAGTGGGTCGCGCGAGCGGCAGCGTCAAAATATAAGTTGAAGGAGCGATACAAGTACGATCTAAAAAATTGCCCTGACATATATTTTCCGCTCCCTGCAAATACAATAAGTAAGTATTATAACCTGAAAGATACTCATTATCTAAACGTAGCGACTCATGGGTTTTATTTGCTTGGTGACAGAGATCCAGCAAAACTGAATAAAGGAAAAAGAGGAAACGACAAAATACCTTTATGGGACAATCACCATAATTCTGTTTTGAGAATTAGGATACAGTCGAAAGGTGTTACGAAAGCAGCAATGAATGAGAAAACAAAAGGGTTTCCGTTCGCAGGCGGACAAGGATACCAGATTACTATGGAGATACAATTTAAATCGGTAAGTAAATCGCCGTACAACATTGGACCGATTATCGGTAAGTCGGCAGATATTGACGAAAGAGCAATAATTTTACCATAGGAAACTATTATGGCGTGGCAAAATATACCAGGTAACCCCAATTGGGAATACGACAACAATCCTCCGGACCCAGGCGGAAAACAAACTGCCCTCTGGCAAAAACAAACTGCTGGGGTGCGGACTGATGGATCGCATCAAGTTTATACACGAGTCAGACGTGTTGGTGATCCAGATGTCACGAGAGGAGAGTTGAGTAAATCATTTTGGGATCAACGAATCTAATGAAAACTTTTTCGGAAACTTTGACAGAACAAAAGAATACGCACATGACTCACATCGAGGACAAGGTGCTGTACGGTGGTGTCAAAGGCACGCGCCAAGCGATTTTTGCTTTGCGTGACATGAGAGATATGCTTTCAGGCAAGAAAGAGGGTAGTGTATCAGTTAAATGGGATGGCGCTCCTGCTATCTTCGCTGGCACTGACCCCAGGGACGGGCAGTTCTTTGTTGCCAAAAAAGGGATCTTTAACAAGAACCCAAAGGTCTATAAGACCAACGCAGAGATCGACGCTGATACGTCAGGCGATCTTAACGCCAAACTGAAAGACGCTCTGAAATATTTACCTGCTTTGGGAATTAAAGGGGTGATTCAGGGCGACTTTCTGTTTGGTCGAGGTGACTTATCTACTAAGAAAATAGATGGTAAGAAATATGTCACATTCCATCCAAATACGATTGTTTATGCGGTGCCTTCTGAGCAAGCAGAAACAATCAAGAAAGCAAAAATAGGCGTAGTGTGGCACACTACATATACTGGTAAAACATTCGAGACTATGAAAGCATCGTATGGTGTGAACGTGAAGGCATTAAAGAAGTCTTCCAATGTGTGGTCTCAAGATGCAATGCTTCGAGATGCCACTCGAGCAACTATGACTAAAAGGGAGACAGAAGATGTTAATGAAATACTTTCGCAGATTGGTAGACTGTTTAACGGGATCGCAGGAACAACCCTCCGAGAACTTGAAGGAAACCAAACCCTCGCCCAAACCATCGAAACGTTCAACAACACGTTCGTCCGCAAAGGCCAAGTCATCGCCAACACCAAAGCGCACACGGAAAAGCTCGTCAGATACATCAACGACAAGTACCAAAAAGAAATCGACAAGCGAAGCACCGAAAAGGGGAAGACCGCGCAAAAAACCAAGCGAGACGAAATCCTAAAATTCTTTTCACCTAGGAACAAAGCAAACCTGACGAAGATGTTTGAACTTCAGAAATTAATTGTCCTTGCGAAACTCAAACTTATAAATAAACTGAACCAGTTACAAAACCTCGACACTTTCGTTAAAACGAGAAAAGGTTACAGGGTGACAGGTGCCGAGGGTTATGTAGCAATTGATAAGTTAGGTGGTGACGCAGTGAAATTGGTTGACCGTATGGAGTTTTCATACAACAACTTTTCACCCGATATATTGAAGGGATGGGATAAGCCAACAAGGAGTTAAAGTTGAAATCTTTTAAGCAATTCAGAGAATCGACGATTAGCGAAGATTACCCAAAGCATCATGATCACATGACACATGATACTCACGGCGATTCTGGTAAAGTGATTCCAAAATCAGACATCAACCACATGAAGAGCAATAAACCTAAGCATTCTTTCAAGGATACTTACGGTAGAACTCACAAAGTGTGGCATCATCCAGCAGGGCATACTCTCCATTCCGTTGACGACGATCACGGGACTCAAGACGCCAGGTACAAAGGGCATTTAAACCCTAAGCACATTGAGCGCGACGAAAAGAAATACGGGTAAGGAGAGGGTAATGGCAAAGCCATTAAGTTTTAAAAATTTCATCACCGTTGATTATAAACCAGGTGAAGATGAATTAATCAAATATAGAGCAGATAAGAAAAAAGAAGAAGCATTGACTTTTTCACAACGTCGTCAACGCTCTCGCGCAATGAAGAAAAACAAAGCGAAGCTCAAGATGGGTCGCAAAAGACAAATGGCAAAAGCCGCAGACTTACCCCGTCTTAAGAAACGCGCACAAAAAGCAGCGCGAATGCAAATCTTCAAAAAGATCACAAAGGGCAAAAGTAGAGATGAGATTCCTGCTGCACGCAGACAGGAAATTGAGAAAAGACTAGACAAGATGAAAGCAAGAATTGATAGAGTTGCTAAGAAACTCTTGCCTGGTGTTAGAAAAAAAGATCAACAACGAAGGTCAAAATGATTTCTTCATTCAAACAATATCTCGTCGAAGAAGAACGCGAGATATTTTTTACATTTGGGCGTATGAATCCGCCCACCACGGGGCATCAGAAACTACTTGACGCTCTTGGTCGAAAAGCAGGTAGAAATGCATACAAAGTATTTCTATCACAAACCAGCGACCCCAAGAAAAATCCACTCAGTTACGAACAGAAAATAAAACACGCTCGTAAGATGTTCCCGAAACACGGTCGCAATATTTTACTGAATAAAAAGATTAAGAGCGTATTTGACGCTGCGACGAATCTGTATGAGCAAGGTTATAAAAAGGTAACGATGGTTGTTGGATCTGACCGTATAACTGAGTTCAACACATTACTCAACAAATATAACGGAGTCAAAGGAAAGCACGGTTTCTACAACTTTGAGCGTATACGTGTTATTTCTGCTGGCGATCGTGATCCTGACGCTGATGATGTTTCTGGAATGTCAGCGTCAAAACAAAGACAGAACGCCAAGAACAACGACTTCACGTCTTTCTCACAGGGTGTTCCAAGATCATTCTCTAACAATGACGCAAAGAAACTGTTCAATGATGTGCGCGTTGGCATGGGAATGAAAGAGTCGAAAGATTTCAAACAGCACCTTGACCTTGGCAAACTAAACGAAACCAGAGAGAAGTATATCAACGGTGAGTTGTTTGAACCAGGCGACAGAGTTGTTATCAAAGAAAACGGTAAGGCAGGATACATCTATCGCCTTGGCGCCAACTATGTAATTGTTGCATTAGACGAAGGTCGTGTAAGCAGACAGTGGTTGGATGGTATCGTTTACGAGAAAAAAACTGACAGGTGGTATAAAGATCAACCTGAGTGGGGAACTCCTGAGTCAACAAAAAAGGCAAAGAAGATAACGCCCAACGAACAAGCAAAACCCTCCGCTGGTCAAGATCCTATTGACCGCGCAAAAACAAAGATTGATAGAGAAAAAAGAGCTGACGCTGTAAGGCATGATAAACTCCTTGATCGCGCTCGCCTGAGAAAAGTACGCAAGATTAATCGCGATACAGTTCCAGAGAGCGGATTTAACCCAAAAGATATGGTTACGTTTAGAGATCGATCTGGAGAAGGTTCAAGAAATCCTGTTGCAAAATATGCCAGAAAATTTAACAAAGCATCTGTGCATACTGATAAGAAGAAAGCAGCAAAGAGAGGTTATAAGAAACACAAAAAACAGGATTAATAGATTATGCAAAAGTTGTTTATCCACTAAAAACTTTTTTACATATAAATAACTTTCATGAACGAACAAAAATACCAACTCGAAGATCTAAGAAAGTGGTTCGGTAAAGGCAAAAAGGGCGACTGGATCAGAGTTGGTACTGATGGAAAAATTAAGGGTGATTGTGCTCGTGAACCAGGTGAAGGTAAACCGAAGTGCATGCCCCGTTCGAAAGCGCATAGTATGAGCAAAAAGGATAGAGCGTCAGCGGCAAGAAGAAAACGTGCAGCAGACCCTAATCCTGATAGACCAGGAACAGGAAACAAGCCGATTATGGTTAGTACAGATAAAAAGAAAAAGGTCAACGAGCTTTCCCCTGACACTCTCAAGAGATATCGTGACAAGGCGCAGGATAATAAAGATACGCATAAAAGAATCGCTCACGACTATGCTACCAGAACAGGCGACAGTAAGACAGACTGGACTGATAAGATGGCAAAGGTTCATGCTCGTTCTGCTGCAAACCGTGAAAAAGGTATTGCTCGTGCTTCTAAAAAAATAGCGAATGAAGGTGGGTATCGCGATCCCTTCAAAGCAGCGCAAAGATCTGCAAAGTACAAAGAGTTGTCTCACGAATATGAAAGAGAAAAACAACTACGAAGGCAAAAGGCACAAAAGTCTGCTTCACAGAACAAGTCTTTTAGTAACGTAAGATCACGAATGGAAGGAAAAACATACTTTGATTTTATTGCTGAACTTACAGCAAAACAACGAGCAGAAATAGAAAAAAGAAAAGCGTCTCGTATGAAAACTCGTGGCGCTCGCCGTGGTCCAGCGAAAGGGTCTGAGAAAAAAGACGGAGACTGGGATCAAAAGTCAGCGAAACCTCTGGAATTTGAAGTTAAAAAGAACGACCATCATTCTACTGTTCACAAAACTATAGCAAAGGCAGCAGATGCGATGCACCCTAAGTTGGGCGGCAGAAAGGTTGCTCTAAAGATTGGCGGTAAAACTAAAGTTTACAACAATCACAAAGATTTACAACATGTTGTTGATTACCATAGCAAGTTGAAAGATAAAGGGCAAAAAGCAAATTTAATGCGTTCGGTTCGCACTGGTGGTCACGAAGCAATTTCTAAACATACTGGCGTTTATAGAAAGGTAACGAAACAATGACAGCTAAAACTTCAGACTACAGAATGGTGAAGTATAAAGATCCTGAAACGGGAAAAATCAAGTTTCGAAAGAAGCGTCACGATGATGAAATCGTTAAGCAAGAAGACGTGAAAGAGAAAGCAGTTTCAAAGGCACAACAAAAGTTCTTTGGTATGGTTCGTGCCAAGCAGAAAGGCGAAATGCCTAATGCTTCACCAGAAGTTAAGAAAGCAGCAGCATCTATGAGTAAAAAAGACGTAAAAGACTTTGCAGCAACCAAGCATAAAGGTTTACCTGCAAAAAAAGAAAATGCTATCGGCGGTAGTTCTATGTTACACAAAGAAGGATACATTGGCGCGAAAGGCGAAAAGGGTCGCGACTATCATAACGCTGGGACGTTTGATAAAGATACTGCTTACAGTCATGCTAAGAAACATAATGGCGTTGTTCATAAAGATCCTTCTGGTAAATACCTCGTTAAGCACGGTAGAGGCAAACATGTCTCTGAAACGCTCGCTGCTCCTGCGAAACCAGTAACTGACAAAGAGATTAAGCGCAGACAAAATATTTCTAAGACTGCGAAAAAGAACTCACCGAAGACTACGATGAAAGGTCTACGTTCGAGACTTGCAGGCGAATCAAGCGATGCCTATGGCAAGTCTCAAGATGCTATCGCTAATAAAAAGAAACACGACGCAATTAGTCAGGCAGATCGCCTGAAACTCGCTAAGTTAGATGCATTGATGAAAAAGCAGAGGAAAGAAGAAACAAAGTACGTCGTCAAGTACACCCACGCAACTGACAGTAAATCAGGTAGGACTAGCGGACCTCTTTCTAAAAAAGCAGCAGATAAGAAAGCAGCGATGGGTAACAAGGTCGATAAGGTTGGTGGCAAGTACACTGTTATTCCTCACGTTGAAAATATGGACCCTAAGCAAAAGCAAAAGGCAGATCTCGAAGAGAAGAATGTACCTACTAACCCTAAGTTGTGGGCAAAGTTTAAGTCGCAAGCAAAATCTAAGTTTGATGTTTATCCTTCCGCTTATGCTAACGGTTGGGCAGCAAAACAATACAAGGCAGCAGGTGGAAGTTGGAAGTCAAAGTCAGAAGACGTTCAAGAAATTTCAACTCATAAAGTAAAAGATTATTTTAAAAAAGCAGCTGCTGATGCTGCCAATGCTTCTAGGGACTCATCTAGGGGCGATCCTGATGCAGCGAGTCGCCAAGATAAAAGAAATCGCGGACTTAAACGCGCTCTTAATAGGTTAAAGAAAACAGAAGCAACTTATCAAGGCAAGAAGGTTCCGCTGAACAAACCAATGAAAGGCGATGTCGCTAAATCAAAAGTATACGTTGACCCTGACGGTGACGGTAAGGCAAA